TGGGATGGAATCCCAGCACTGCGATTTATCATAGCGAGCAGGTTTTACTAGGGAATAACGTCAAGGGCCAAGCCGCATCAGTAGCTATTGGCGCTGGCGCTGATTCAGGTCTCCTTGGTGTTGCGATAGGGTCTTACTCGAAGACAGGTGAAAGTGCCGTTGCTATTGGCGAAGATGCCATTGCTGGTGACTACGAGTTTGCAATAGGCAAACTTATCAATGCTGTCAATTTCTCAAATGCAACAGTACAAGCTAAAGACTACCTCGACGCTGACGGCAATAGCATCATCGGCGCTGGCGGCACAGATCTTCCCAACGGAAGCACAAGCGGGGAAGTCCTTGTCTGGGACGGTAGTAGCTGGGTTGGCAGGGATACGCTGATAGTAGACCCATCTCCGCCCGGAGGCGCGACCTTTAAGGGGTTGGTTACGTCTGGTGGCTGGAAGATATCAGGCAAGTCGGACGCTGATGTTGTCCTAGCCGGTGGCAGTACAAAGCCGGTAGCTGACTTTGCCTCTACGGGAGACACATACACAAAAGCAGAAATTGACGCGCTACTGCAAAACGTATCAGGAGGCGGGAGCATGAATAGAGAGTGGGTGGAACATCCGTTAACCTGCGGCGACTTTACAAAGATAGACGGAAACGACTATTACGTCAGGCCATCTGGAAACACATCCGACGGAATAAAATCGTACGTTTTCACTGTGCCGGATGGTCTTGTTTTCGATCTTGACTTCCTCACCTTCCGTCTTTGGGAAACATCAGTTGGCGGCGAGGCTACCTTGCGTCCAGAAAGTTCTATTGATGGCGTACCGTTTGGTCACACCATGAATAATTACACTTCAAAGGTTGGCTACAACACGTGGCCTAAACTCCAAGACTCTGGTTATTCCGAGCCTGTGGCGATTAACCTTCCGCACTGGCAGTTAGGTCGCCACCCAGTGGTGTCTATAAAGGGAGGCGCAAATTTCAAGGTCAGCTTTAACTTCACCGGACAAAGTCAGAGTGTTCACGAAATTAGGCTATGCGGGCGGTTTGTTAAAGCATGAGCGTCAACGTAGTACCGCCAATCTCCCTCAAGGAGATCCAGTACAACTTCGGCAAGGCGTTAGATACTGACGTTGATAGCGCCATGCGCTATGTGCGCGATTTCAACCAGCTTGAGGTTGGCGAGGAGTTCAGCCTTCTGGACTACAACGGTCAGGCATTCGGCACCCAGTACGCGTTTATGTCTCGTGCGGAGGGCCAGACTTACTGGCAGACCCACGGCGACGTCTACGAGATGCCGCTTGATGAGAGCGACAGGCGTATCACGGATCAGTGCGACCCAGATAAGTCGGACGCCGTGTGGAAGGACACCGATGAAATAGGCAGGCACGTCGAAATAGATATGTACCAGCGCCCTCAAGACTACAGACCGGCGGCTATCGGTGTGAACGGTTGGTGGTACGCGTCTGACGTTGGCGAGGACAACACCTACGAGGCCAACTGGACTGTGGCCACCACGAGTGACTGGGAAGAGGGCTCTCAGATATGGGGCACCCTATTCGGCTATCGCTACGGATACCTAGACGGCGACCGCGAGGAGTACTCGATGCAGATTATAGATGACGCCAAGGCGAACCGAATCTACAAGTGGAATGACACGTTTACCGTAAGCCCAGACTTCAGGCACATGCTACAGAACTGGACTGTGTTTATGCCGGGATACAACCGCGACGCAAGAAGCAGGGGCATCTTTTACGACTGTACTATCAAGAGGCTGGCATGAGGAATTTTGCACTTTTTTATAAGCCAATTTGGGCGCATCCGCGAGTCAAGCGATTTCAGGCGCGAACATTCAAGGACGCCCTGAGCGTTGGTAATAAGGGGCTGGGTGATGATTTTGATTCAACAAAGACGCCGCTCATGATTGTGGACTTCGAGAACGAGCGGGCCGAGATGGTCGTGGACAACGGCTCTGGCGTTTTACGTGTTATCAACGACGTCGACTACGGAGAGGAGACGGACTTTACAAGGAGAGTTATATGAAGATTTTATTAGCGGGTATTACCTTGGCCAGCCTGATCGGTTGTGCCTCGGCAGACCAGAAGATGTACGACAAGAAGCACTACAGGCACTCTCAGGTGGAGGCCATCAAGGTTCAGTCTGATGCGCGTGTATCTGAGGTTCAGGTGCAGTCCTTAGAGAAGCAGGCAATGTGGAACGCGCTGGCGGAGGTCGTAAAGGCAAACCCAGAGGCGGCGTCCAATGTGGCGATCGTAGCCGCAGTTGCGGCGGCCCGTGACGGCGAGGGTGGCGGCACCAAGCAGACTGGGATGGCACTGCTGAGGACGGAGAACGAGATCACCGCATTTGATTGGGCGAAAATCCTTGTGAGTCCCACTCTTAACGCGGTCACAGGTTTGGGCATGACAGCCATAAACAACCACACGCAGAGGACTGCAATACGACAGTCTGCTCTGGTCGACCTTGCTGAAACAGCAGTCGATGGCAAGGTAGTTGACGCTCTAGGGAGCGCGGCCCAGAGGGAGAGTGCCGTGTACAACGTCACTGGAGAGGGGTCAGTGCTCGACATGAGCACAACCACTTCTGGCGACAGCTATGCCGATTCGTACAACACGTCGGGTGACACCAGTACCGATTCTTACAACACGTCCGGTGATACCAACTCTGATTCGTACAACACAACGACGTCAGGGGACACCAACACTGACTCGCTGAACACTACCTCGGGCGACACCAACGCCGACTCGTTCAACGATAGTTCTGATAACAGCGACAACTCAGACAACTCTGATAACTCTGATAACTCAGACAACTCAGACAACTCTGACAACTCTGATAACTCTGATAACTCTGATGGTGGAAACACATGATGGGGGAGGTTGTCATTGGTGGCCTTATCTTCGCACTTCAGGGGATGAGGCCATACCTTGAGGGCGGGTGGATGAAGCAGTGCAAGGAGCCCGATAACTGGAGCAGGGTCGAGAAGGATAACAGGGGTACGCAAGACTGCGGCTTCAACCCCATCAAGGAAAAGGTGAGTTGCGATGTCTAATTTTGAAAACGCCGACTACGTTACTGGGCTAGAGAAGGCGTGGCCAACGCCGAACGACTCTATATCTTTTGGTGACGACCACATCAGGCAGTTGAAGAACGTACTGCTGAACACATTCCCAGAGGCCGACGAGCCGCAGGCGAAGGTTATAAACCCTGATACAGCAGGCAACACGATACACGCCGTTGATACCGGGAACGGCCCAAGATGGGCAGAGAATGACAAGGTACAAATGGATGCCAGTGGCAACGTCTTATGCGAGAGCCTAGAGGCAAGGGGCGACGTGCTGGCCAAGTCCGACGACAGGCTGAAGACCCGCATAGGGGAAGTCTGTGACGCGCTGGAGAAGATAAAGACCCTAGACGCGTTCACGTACAGGCCCAACGAGACCGGCCTGAAGGGTGGCATGGCGGATAAGGAGTACGCAGGCGTCTCTGCACAGCAGGTGCGCGAGGCTTTCCCCGAGGCAGTCAGCACTGTTGCCGACAAGTGGCTGGCGGTTGACTACGGAAGGCTCACAGTCCTTCTGATCGCCGCCGTAAAAGAGTTGGCTGAAATGGTGGAGAGTAATCGTTAATGATTATTAACCTAAGAGGCGTTGGTGAGGTCGGAGTCGTTTCCGATGTCGCGGCGTGGGATCTTCCCCCCAACGGGCTCACCGATGGACGAAACTTCAGGGTGGCGGCTGGCAAGATTCAGGCGTCAGGCGGTTCTCAGAAGGTTAACACCGCGGGTCAGGCTAGGGGGAAGATAGGCCACATTTGTCAGTCCTCTGACTTCGAGGGCAACAGCACTTGGCTGGCCTGTCATGACACGGGCGTCGACAGCTACTTCGACCAAAAGTTTACCGGCATCTTCGACTACGCTGGCCTTGACGAGGCCGCGTGGACAAGTTGCAAGATTGGTCAGGTCACGTTCCTAAACAACCCCGGCATCAACCCCATATATTTTACTGACTGGGGCAGTGGCGCGGAGAAGGCGGAAAACCTTCCTTGGGTTGCCGGTCAAGACCCTGCGTGTGACTGGGACTTCCAGAACGCTAGTTGCAGGATATTGCAGTCGCACAAGAACTTCCTGTTCGCCCTCGGCATGACGGAACCGGACCCAAAGACAGGGAACCTTACGTTCTACGAGGACAGGGTCAGGTGGTCGCACCCGTGCGAGCCAAATGGCGTTCCCTACACTTGGCAGGGCCCAGACGAAGACCGATCAAGTCTGGCTGGTTTCGTTACCCTTGGCCGCGGAGGCAAGGTGATCGGCGCCGAGAGCCTACGTGACAGCTTCGTCATCTACAGCGACGAGGCCGTTAACGTGCTCGACTTTACCGGAGACGCCCTTGTGTGGCGCAGGAGAACCCTGAGCCAAAACGCTGGGCTCATTGGACGCGATGCTGTCGTAGAGGTCTCCGGACGGCACTACTTTATATCCAACGAGGACATTGTTGTCTTCGACGGCAACCAGACGCAGAGCCTGATGCACAACAGACTGCGAAAAAGATTTGCAACAACGCTAAACGAAGACCGACGCCATACAGGGTTTGCCACTCACCACAAAATGATGGGTGAGATCTGGTTCTGCGTTGCAGAGGAGGGCGCCGACGAGCCGAACATGGCATACGTGCTCAACATAAGGGACAACACGTGGTCCCTGCGCGACCTCAGCACAGACAGGGTATTCAGCCACGCCGTGTACGGCAACCAGCCAACAGAGACGATAGCGTGGGAAGACTGGCCGGGCGTCTGGGAGAACGAGCGCTCGACGTGGGCGAACGCCAACAGGCAACCATTCGACGGGGCCCTTATAGGTGCCTCTGGTAGGGATGTCTACAACGTAGATACGCAAAACCCAGAGGAGGCTGGCCTCACCACTTTCATAGAGCGCACCAACATGCCAATAGCTGGCCATGAGGACGTGAGCACGATCACCAGAATCTATCCGCAGGTCGAGGGTAAGACCGCCATCAACGTGAGGGTAGGGTCTCACCACTACGCAGGCGACGGCACTAGGTGGGCTGGATCTACGCGCTCGTTTACTCCCGGCACTGACCGGAAGGTGGACGTGAGGACAACTGGAGAGTTGCACTCTTGGAGAATCGAGGGCCCGACGAACGGGAACTTTAATATCAGTGGGCTCGATATCGAGTGGGCCCCGGCGGGTGGCAGATGACATACAGGGCAGAGCCAGTACCGCAGGATGTCGATGAGGTTCTCTCTGAGTACCTCGACCGACAGTTTTTTGGAATTGACTCTCACCTGTCGCGCTTCGTCGCCCCAGTGGTTGGTCAGGAGCCAATGCGCCTAGAGATGGGCGCCATAGTTTATGTCCGTGAGGAAGGATTCTACGGATGCGTTGAAGAGAATGGAGATCTCGTATGGAAGAAGTTAGCACTGAAGTAATTGTCTACCCAAAGGTTGCCAACATCCGAGAGGAGTGGGATTGGGTAAAGCCGGGAATCGATGAGATCCTGCATTTAGACAAGAACCTTACTTACCGACCAGAGGACATATACGCCAGCGTCATACGCGGCGAGAGCCAACTCTGGGTTCACCCCAACTTCTTCAATGTCTGCACGATACAGACCGACGAGTTCACCGGTGACAAGACCTTCGTGATTTGGATCTCGTGGGCCAAGGAGAGGGGAGGCGCCAACGCCGTAACCTTCGCCAGCTTCTACGAGGACGTGGCACGCCAATACGGCTGTGCACACATAGAGACAAAGTCAGTCCAGATGCCCGCAGTTGAGTACGCTGTGGATAAGGTGGGCTGGGAGATAACAGAGATTACTTTCGGAAAAGACCTACGGAGTTAACCATGGGCGGTAGAGATAATAGCAGTAGCCAGCAGACTAGCAACAGCATGAACGCCGGTAACGGCGTCAATGCGGGTTCGAGCGTTGGCGTCAATTACGGCGTAAATCAGGGTGGCAATCAGTCGAGTCAGAGCTCCCAGCAGAGTTCGCAGGGCACATCGTTTAACGAGTCCAGTCAGGACGTGTGGGGCGCTCAGGCGCCGCACCTAGAGAACGTCTACAACGCTGGCGGCGACGCATTCGGTCAGGCCCAGCAGGGCATTAACGACCTACAACCGGGCGTATCAGAAGACATGGCCAACGCCCAACAGCAGGCCATGGGCGGATTCGGCAACCAAATGGGAGGAGGCTTTGCCTCTGGCCTACAGGGGCAGGTGGGCCCGAACAGCTACGTGGACGCCCTCAAGGGCGACATGATGAGTGACGCGGCAAAGATCAAGCAACAGAACCTCGGCGGTCTCGATGCCCGTGCGGCGGCTTCAGGGATGTCTGGTTCTAGCGGCTACCACAACAGCGCTAACCAGATGGCGTCCAACGTCGACGAGCAGACGATGCGAGGCATGAACAACCTTGGATTCCAAGCCCACAATCAGGGCGTACAAAACCAGATGAACCTCGCGGGCATGATGGATGCAAACCAGCAGGGTGCAATGGGCAACTTGCAGAATATGCAACAGGGCGCCATGAACCAGTTCAACCCTCACATGATGGGACTGAACGCGGCTGGCCAGTACGCAGGAATCATTGGCGGGCCGACGGTTCTCGGACAGTCAATGGGCGGATCTCAGAACACGTCTCAGGGCACCTCCTCTGGATCTAGCAGTGGCTTCAGCAACGGTATGAATGTCGGCATGAACATGAGCGGCAATCAGGGCTTCAACAATAACTACGGCGGGTCGTCTGGTCAGGGAACCAGCAACTCAAGCGGGTGGAATGTCTCGCCGCCATCATTCAGCTTTGCTGGTTAAGGAGTAAGCAATGGGATCTCGAAGAAGAAGCAGTAGCCAGACGACGACCAGTTCTGGGAGCGCTGGCGGGAACATGGATGAGGCGATGGAGAAGTTGCCGCCTGTATCCGCCAAGGACTCGAACAGCATGTACACGGGGATGCTGGGCGGACAGCTTGGCACAATCGGCGACACCCTCGGCGGGCTAATCGAGAACGGGCAGAAAATGATGTCAGATAACCCCGGCATGGCTAACTTCATGCGGGCGGTTGGCGGTCAGCCTTTGCAGTTCGAGACGCCCGATTTCCTTTCTGGCCTCGCGGATAAGTTTAAGTCCGAGCAACCACAGCCTGCGGCACCAACACAGCAACCACAGCAGGAACCGCAGTGGCTGGCTAACCTGCCGCC